GTTCTTACAATTTTCCAAGATCATTAAAGTTCTAATTGCAAAATAATCTTTACCTTTAATGTCATATTCCTTGAAATCATCAAAACGCTCTAAGAAACATAGTCTATTTAAGGCCCTGTAAATAGGATATATTCCACGAATTTTACCGTCTTCACTTCTATAGTCAGGATGAAATAGATTTTGTAAATATAAGCCATAATTATCACTTATAACACTTTTATCTGTATTAACATTTAATCCTGCTTGCTCAAAGGTTTTGATAAGCGCTTCAGGGTTATTTAAAGCGTATATACCATCATCACCCTGTATTTGAAATTTTGCGTAAAGACAGTCTGTCACATCTGTGTATGAATAAGTTTTAAATATTAAATATTGAGCAATGCTATCCACCTCATTCGTAAAAGTGGAACCTGAAGGAACACCATGTTCTCGTTCCCAAACACCTTCCGGAGTAATTAAACCAATATTAGTGAAACGATCTCTGATATAATTTATTTCAAAACCACATTGCGGCTGGAATAGTGCTTTGATATACTCAAATACAACATGCTGAATGCTGGGAGAAACGGAAGCATCATATGCAGAGAAATCTATTGATAAAATCTTTTTCTTTCTTAATATAGCGTGATCTATTAAGTCTGTCATTGCTGAATCTACGGCGTCAGGACCGGATAATGCTGCTCTGTAACCCGACTGGATCTGATGATCAAGTAAAGGACGGTAAAATCTCATCTCATTAAGAGTGTCGGCAATGGGGAATCCCCAAACTGCACGAGTTTTCTTATTTTCTTGAGTGCGAGTGAAAAGTACACATGGGTCCTTTCTGTCAAGATATTCTTTAAAGTTATGAATCACTTCTGACTTAACATTAGATTTACGGGTATAAAATGGTAAACCTGAGTTAGTGTCATTCTTTAAGAATTTAGATGCATTGACCAAACTTAGTGGTCTTAAATTCGGGGAGCTTTTTAATTTTGAACCATCAGGAAAGAGTTCCTTAAGCATAAAATATCCTATGCTAGGTTTGTCTTTTAGGAAGTATTCTTCAACCTTTTCTCGACGTTCCTTCCAAGAAACAGCAATTGATCTTGGGCCAAATTTTGAACGCTGGTTTATTTCGATATCGTTAAGTACATCATTCAATAGATAATCTGAATGCTCTTTAAACATCTTATCAAAATCTTTTAAGATATTCTCAGGACCGATATTCTCCGCCATTGGTGTTAACAGTGGTAGATCTGTACCAGATTCAGTTCTATCCAGAGTTTGGGTAAGCTTACTGATCACTTCTTGTGATATGTTAAGATCTTTCAGAAATGGGTAAGATTCGCTACGCTCTGCTTTAGAATAAGGACTTGCTAAGTCATTATAATTTTCAATGTTATCAAGATTGTTATATTGTTCGATTGTTTTAGTTGTCATGATGTTTAATAAATGTTAATAAATAGTGACGATAGGATAAATCAAAGTGATCTATTACAAGAATTGCTGTTAGTGTCACTCGTTACACCTTTTGTATTTTCAATCAAGGATTTCTGATTTCTTTTAAAATGAATTTAAA